CGGAAGAGAAGCTATTGCTGGGGGGATCGTAGGAGGAACTATTGCTGGCGCAAGCTACGGCACTCAACCTTCCGTCAAGCCCGCACACCCAGTGATTTCAGAGTTTGAACATCTGATGAATGACCTTGACCGGCTGGGTGAGTTTATGCAGCGGCTTGAGGGCAGGCTGTCACCAATCCTTGCGGATGTGCCACCCCCACCAGAGCAAGAGACTCGCGGACGCGACGGGCACTCAAAGCTATCAGGGATGCTGCACCACGCATGGCTCAAGGTTGATGCACTCAACATGCAGGTGCTTGCCCTGATCGACAGGACTGAGGTGTGAGATGACAACACACATCACAAAGACATGGTTTGATGGCGATAAGGTAGTGACGCAGGAAATCCCTGAGTCTGAGGTTTACAAGCAGGAGCCGGTGGCGTGGATGGATGAGTTTGGGAATGTTTTTCCGCTTGGCGCACAGCGTGGCCCGAAGTATCTTAACGAGCCAATGAAGCCTCTCTACACCACCCCACCCGCAGCACAACCGTGCCCAACATGCGAAGCACTGGCCCGTACAGTGATGATGGATCAGACAGCGCACGACACACAGCGCCAGCCGCTGACGGATGAGCAGATAGACGCAGTATGCGCCCCACTTGGGTTTGCCCAAATGTCGCCACGAGAAGTCGCCCGCGCCATCGAAGCCGCGCACGGCATCACAGGAGAGAAGACATGACTGACTGGAGCGTTTATGAGGGGTTTGCCTTTGTCATGTTTGCTTTTGGCATTGGGTTAATTCTTGGATTTGCACTCGGAAGGAGTATGGAATGAACGAACAACCCGAAGCCCTGCGGCTGGCTGATTGGCTCCTTGACCATGTGGGTCACCTGAACCACGCCGAAGCCGCCGCCGAACTGCGCCGCCTTGACTGGGACAACCGTGAGCTACGTCGATGCGCTGAAGTGCAGGAAGTTGAGAAGTATGCATCGGCCAACCGGCGCTTCGCCAAGATCAACGCGCAACTGCTGGAGGCGCTGCGTTTCATCGCGGACAGGCAAGACCTTATGTTTGCAGAGTGCAGCGATGCGGAGGAAATCATTGAGGCGGCCCGCGCCGCCATCGCTGCGGCAAAGGATAGCAATGCTGCGTGACTATCAACAGCGAACCATCGACCAGCTTTATTCGTGGTTTGAGGCAGGCCATGCAGGAAATCCCTGCCTGGTTCTGCCTACCGGATCAGGCAAGAGCCACATCGTGGCCGCGCTGTGTAAGGACGCACTGCAGAACTGGCCAGAGACCGTGGTGCTGATGCTCACGCACGTCAAGGAGCTGATCGAGCAGAACGCTGAGAAGATGCGCCAGCACTGGCCAGGTGCACCGATGGGCATCTACAGCGCCAGCATTGGCAAGAAGCAGCTCGGAGAGCCGATCACCTTCGCAGGCATCCAGTCGGTGCGGAGCAAGGCCAAGGAGCTGGGCCATATCGATCTGGTCATCATTGACGAGTGCCACCTGGTCAACCACAAGGACGAGGATGGTTATCGCAAGCTGCTGGCCGAGTTGAAGGCAATCAACCCGAGCCTGCGGGTCATCGGTCTCACGGCCACGCCTTACCGCCTGGGGCATGGCCTGATAACCGACAAGCCTGCCCTGTTCGATGCCCTGATCGAGCCTGTGAGCATCGAGGAGCTGGTGTTCAAGGGTTACCTAGCCACCCTGCGCAGCAAGGTCACCAGGGCCAAGCTGGATGTGACTGGCGTCCACAAGCGAGGGGGCGAGTTCATTGAGGCCGAGCTGCAGGCGGCCGTTGACACTGACGACAACAATCAGCGGGTTGTGCGCGAGGTCATTGAGCTGGCAGGAGATCGCAAGGCCTGGCTGGTGTTTTGTACAGGCGTCAAGCACGCACAGCATGTAGCCGAAGTCCTACGTCAGCAAGGCGTGACCGCTGAGTGCGTGACGGGTGAAACTCCGAAGAAGGAACGCGAGCGAATGCTGACAGAGTTTAAGGCTGGCCGCCTACGCGCCTTGACAAACGCCAACGTTCTGACCACCGGATTTGACTATCCAGACATCGACCTGATTGCCATACTGCGCCCGACCATGAGCGCCAGCCTGTACGTCCAGATGGCAGGCCGCGGCATGAGGGTCAAGAGCCACACCGATCACTGCCTGGTGCTGGACTTCGCAGGGGTGGTGGCCACGCACGGTCCGATCACCGCAGTGCAGCCGCCAAAGAAGGCAGGCGATGGCAATGGCGAGGCACCAGTGAAGGTCTGCGACAACTGCGGTGAGCTGTGCGCCATCTCGGTGGCCGTCTGCCCTGCCTGCTTGCATCCGTTCCCTGAGCCTGAGCGCAAGAAGCTGGAGCTGCGAAACGACGACATCATGGGCCTGGAAGGCAAAGACCTTGAGGTGACGAGCTGGAACTGGCGCAGGCACATCAGCAAGGCCAGCGGCAAGGAGATGTTGTCCTGCACATACTATGGCAGCCTGTCTGACAAGCCCATCACCGAGTATCTGCCGGTGATGCATGATGGCTATGCTGGAGAGCGTGCGATGCAGCAGCTCTTCAAGATGGCCAACTCGTCAGGTGCGCATCTGGCCGAGGCCGAGCGCATGGGCGATAGCGAAGGGCTGGAATATCTGGCCGTGCAGATGAGCAACAGCCAGCCGCCAAAGGCCATCGAGTACAAGATGGACGGGAAGTTTCACCGTGTTTTGAAAAGGAGTTGGACATGACCACCAGACCACCAGAGCCACAATTCCTGCTTGATTACCGCCAATGGCTGCAATCTGGGCCGCCGAAGTGCTGCCACACATGCGAGCATTTCAGCCAGGAAGGCCACTGCTCGGTCTTTGACATGAGGCCGCCAAGCGAGTTTGCTGACGAGGTGAATGCCTGCGAGAAATGGGAGTTTGCATGTCCGTTTTAATCCCCACCGAACACGAGGAGCAGCGCGAGCTGGTGCGCTGGTTCCGGCAGACCTGGCCAGACGTGCGCATCTTTGCCATTCCAAATGGCGGTGCACGTAGCCCTGCCACCGCTGGCCGCCTGAAGGCCGAAGGCGTGGCCTCTGGCGTGCCTGACCTGTTCGTGCCTGCCTGGAGCCTGTGGGTCGAGATGAAACGCAGCAAAGGCGGCAGTCTCAGCGCCGAGCAAAAAGACTGGATCGCATATCTCGAAAGTGTGGGATTCTGTTGTATAGTGGGGAAAGGTGCTGGTCATGCAAAAGAGCAGATCAGCACTTTTTTCACCAATCACATAGGAAACACATGACCACGCGCATTTATGTCGTCACCGACATCGAGACCAACAAGCACCGCCTGATTCGTGCAGCCAACCAGGCCCAGGCCATCAAGTACGCAGCCCAGACCCGATTCGACATCGAGGTGGCTGGCCAGGACGATCTGGTGAGCCTGCTCACGCATGGCATCCCCGTCGAGCTGGCCACTGGCCAGGCCACGGCCGACATGTTCGAGGAAGCTGCCATCACCAACGCTGGAGGGACTGACTGATGAAACGCTATATCGGAACCAAGATCATCCAAGCCGTGCCTGAGAAGCACAGCGAGTCCGGGCGCGAAGGCTATTGCGTGCGCTATGCCGATGGATACGAATCCTGGTCGCCACAGGAAGCGTTTGAGGATGCCTACCGCGAATGCGACGCCATGACATTTGGCCTGGCGCTTGAGTGCCTGAAAAAAGGCATTCATGTGTGCCGCGCAGGCTGGAACGGCAAAGGCATGTGGCTTGAGCTGCAGCGCCCTGATGAGCACAGCAAGATGACGTTGCCCTATGTGTTTCTGAACTACCCTGCAGACGCACAGAACACTCCAGGCGCTCGCGTGCCGTGGTTGGCCAGTCAGACTGACATGCTGGCCGAGGACTGGAAGGTGATGATCTGATGGACGCGCCGACCACTTCCAAGTCGTCGGCATCTGCCACCAAGGATCGTTACATGACGATTCGGATTCCGGCAGATGTCGAGCTGGCGCTGCGCCGCCAGGCTGAAAACGACACTCGCACATTGGCCGCCCAGGTGCTGCACTACATCAAGCAGGGGCTGGCAGACGAGGGCAAGAAGGTGGCCTCATGAAGTGCCCAGTGTGTGGCACCTGGACGCTGGTGAAGGAGACTCGCCAGCGTGCAGACAATGCCAAGTACAGGCGCTATGAATGTGCCAACATGCACCGCTTCACAACGCTTGAGAAGGTGGCCAAGGTGATTGCTGCAAAAACTCCTAAAGATTAGGGCTTGTCCCTAGTTGATTAGATTGTGGGGAATCGTGGTATACTGTAGGCCTACCAACCAGCAAGGAGCTGAACGTGAAGCAAACGCAACAAGTGAAACAACCCTCTTGGCTGGCCATCAGGCCCAGTCTACTCAATCCGAACTGGCGCTATGTGCCAGCAGCGTCCACCAACATCATGGATCGCTTTCGCGCAATGGGCTGGGTTCCACCTTCGGAGGCCAAGAAATGAAGAAGCTGCTCAACCTGGCGCTGGCCACTGCAATCGGTGTCGCAATGGCGATCCTGCTCATGGAGTGGATGGTCGGCTGCGGAGAGACTTACATCGACTCCAAAGGCGTGAGCCACAAGCACGCTTGTCTGTTCTTGGGCCTGGACAAATGAACTGCTGTGACCAAGACTGCGTGCAGGGCCGAGAGTGCCCTGCCCGTGTTGCCAAGTGCAGGCCAGTCATGCTGGCCGCTGAGCCACTGCCTGCCAGCCCTGTGGCTGGATACCTGAAAAGGATGGCCAGTATCATGCTTGTGGTGCTGGCCGTGGTGCTGGTGAACTGCATGTGGATGGTGCTGATCGCAGCATCTGCAATATTCGCACCTGAAAGACGGGTAATCGACTGCAGCCTTGCATCGTTTCACCCTGACTTCACCCCAGCAATGCGTGAGGCCTGCCGCAATCGCAAGTCCACGCAGTAGGTCTCAGGCAATCATGCCGATTGCCTTGGCATGCACATCGGCAACGCGCCTTTCCCAGCCCTTGCCAAATGTTGGCCATGTTTCCAAATACATCAGGAATGACAGTCGGCGCTTGCAATAGTCCTCGACAAGCCGCTGTGAGTCAAAGTTCGCCACAGCCGCCAAAGTCTTCGGGCCTATGCCACCATCCTGCTCGACGCCAACGCACGCCTGGAGCCACTTTGCAGCCCTTCCTGGACCGCTGTTGATGGCTGCATCGAACACAGCATAATCGACGCCAGACGGCAGCTCGTCGCCACGCACCTTGTCCCAATACTTTGTCTTGTACAGAGGAGCCACATCGGCAGGCGTGAGCGCACGCATGGTCTTCTCGTCTACCTCGTGGCCGCAATGCTCCTCCCAGACTTTCTTGGTGCAGCCGAGGTTCGTCATGCCACCTGGGTCTTTTGGGTGGTTCACAAAGCCACCCTCATGATGTAGGACGGCAGCCAGTGCAGCTTCAAAGTTCTGTTTCATGGTGTCCTCACTTGGTGGCTTTGGAGAGCAGATCGGTCTTGGCCTGGGAGCCAGCAGAGCTGCCGAAGTAGTAGGCAATGATGCCTGTCCAGGCAGTGCCCAGGCTGCCGAGCATCATCAGGATGGCAGGATTGTTGCTGTCGATCTGGTTGAAGAACATCATAACCATGATGCCGAAGAAACCCAGAGTCACAGCACCGGCCAAGATAGGAGGCATCATCGAGCGAGTGGTAGCCTGCATCTCCCTGGCACTCTTGCGGTCTTCAACGGCCAACTTCTCGAAGTTCAGGCCCAGCTCCTGCGCCTGCTTCTGCAGCTCGATCTCGGCCAGCTTGACCTGTGCGATCTGGTCGGCGGTCAGCTTATTGGAGGCGATCAGATCGCCAACCTTTGCCTCGTCCACGCCGATGGCCTTGGAGACTGCCGAGACGGCCATGCCTGCCAATGGGCCACCCAGTGCAGTGGCAATCGTTGGTGCGATCTGCTTGAGCCAGTCCATATCAGCTTCCTCTCTTGGTCAACATTGCGCTGGCAATCTCCAGCATGAATTTTGTCTGCTCTAGGTTTGCTGGCTGCGCTGCCCAGCCAACTGTGACCTGTCCTACGAAGCGATGCGAGTCTGGCGGGACGCTGACTCGACAAGTGTATGTCACGCCCTTCTCAAGATACCAAAGACCGACCTCGGACTGTGCGTATCGATACTCGCCGCATGGTATCTCATTGGTCATCAGCTTGACCACATCTGAGTTATTCGACGAATTGTGCGTGAACAGGCCAACATCAATGTTCTCAATCGTCTTGTCGCGCCCGTCTTTGGTGTAGGCCTTGTAGAGCGTCCTGGAATTGAACAGCGGGTTGACTTTGAAGATCGCCACCACCGTTGCACCAGTTTGCTTGAACAGCATCGTCGCCGCATCATCTGCTCGGTCTGTTCGTATCTCAGGCAGCTTCTGCGACTCCTTGTAGGCGTCACGGATGAAGTCTTGGCTTTCGTACAGAGCATAACCAGCAAACGCAATCACCGCCATAAGAATCACCGCAAACAGCTTGAACGGGCTGTCCACATACCCCAAAATTTTATCGAGGGTGGTGTTGGCGTTGAGCTTCTCGGTCATACCTGATGTTGCAGCGCATTAACCACAAAGTAAAAAGTGATGCCTAGAACAAACACAGCGGTCAGCACCGCAATGCCAATCAAGAACATATCATCGATTTCTGCTTGCCTGCGCTTTGCCTCAGCTTTGCGTTTGCCTTCAGCACGGGCGGCATCGGCCTCCATCTGCTTAGCCCTGGCCGTGATGCGCATCCAGACATCCATCTTGTTGGACTGGAAGAAGAGCATCTTCACCTGCTCCTCAAATTCCCGAGCTTGCTCCAAAGCAAGTTCCAGCTCCAGTGCCTTGCCAAGTGCTGAACCTTTAAAGCCGCCAGTCTTCGCCTTCTCTACGACCTCTATGGCCTGCGCCTTGGCGTCAAAATATTTACCCAGCACCGGCCCCAAAGACTGCACATCCTGAACGGTCTTGACAGCCTTTTTGACGAGGTTTACCGCTGAAGATACCGCAGCAAGGGCGGTGATGGGATCAATCACTTTGTCATCCAGATCGCAGCAAAAATGGTTCCTGCCATTGACACAAGCATGATGCCTGCCGTCTTCATCATGATGGCCTCAATGCGCTTGAGTCGCGCATTGATCTGGTCATACCTCAGCGCACAAATTTCTTCGTGCGTCTGAAGTCGTGCATCGGTTGCATCGACTTGGCTCATTACATGCCCTCGCCCTGCACGATGTAGACGGTAGATGCGCCAGCAGGGGCCAGGCCGCTGAAGAATGACTCACGCGCAAAGCGCAGCACTTCAACAGCACCAGGGATCAGCACAATGGCCGCCGAAGGAGTTCCAGCTACAGGAGCCACAGCATTGGCCGCAGCCTCTGCTGCAGTGTTGCCAACGCCCAGAAACACCGTATTGGCGCTGTTGTTGATGATGCGGTATTGGCCTGTGCTTTGGGCATCAAGCCTTGAGAACACCAGCGCCTGGACGCCAGTTGATGCAACAGTAGTGGCAGGGATGACAACGGTATTGCCAAGTGGTGCAAATGCGATTTGTGAATTACTGGCCATGTCAGACTCCTTGTGCAGCGATGGCTGCCTTGTATGCTGCTATTACGTCAGCAGTGTGCGTTGCCGCGCAGATGGCCTGCACACGGGCATCCTCGGCGCTGTAGTCGTCGCCGGGAGCGACAACGTGGCGGTGGAACTTGCTGCTGATTTCAACGCCATCTTCTTTGATGGCGGTCTTGGTGCGAACTTGCACAGAGCCGTTTTCAATCACTTCGATGCGGTCAACAATCTCAATTTTCTCAAGCATGATGCTCTCCTAGTATGACCCAAGAATCCACTTGGGCTTTGGTTTAACAATCGGTTGCGCCAGCAAATTCTGGCATGGTTTTAAGATGGGTATATGCCTGAACCAATGCGTTTGATCCATTCAGATCATGTGGCACAGGGTAAATCTTTGTCTGCAAAAGTTTGCCGTTTGGCTTGTCAAAAAACGACACATTAGCCATGCCTTCGTTTTTATTGACTTCAACCATTGACACTTTAATGTAGCACTCATCAACTGTCACAGCACCAAAGTCTGTGTCAAATCTATGTGTTTTTTGAATCGCCATTTTAAATTCTCCTGATAAATTATTGACCACGACCAGCGCGTAAGAATTGGATTGTTTGCTCAGAACCAATCTTGTTTTGAATCTCGTATCGGTTGTTGCCAGCAGACCAGTAAATGTTCAAAGTGCCAACATTACCCGCAGTTGGTGAATAAAGCCCAGACGCATCTGAAATTTCAGTGGTTGTTCCAGCAGAGCCATTTAAGTTGTACAACGCAGTTGTATTGTTTCTAGATGTGACAACAAACAATCCAGTTGTGGTTTGCGAACCAATGCCAAGAACAGCGTCAACGGCTAATGTGTAAGTTTTGCTGCCGAGCGTTGTCTCAAAAATTTCGTTGTAAGTGCCTGAGTTGGCGAGCGCTGATAGAATATATCCAGTTCCTGGCAGCGGCCCAGAAGTCCAAGTACCTTCTTGATGTTGGACTTGCAAGCCAGTCAGCGTGACTGTAGATGCTGGTGCCCAATAACAGCCGTTCAAATTTACTTCAAAAACCGTTGTGTTGGCATTCATAGCCACACCACTAGTTCCAGGCTCTGCGTAAAACACAGAGTTTAAAGATAATTGTGGTACACCACGCAAATAAAATCCGTTGGTAAATCCAAATTGACCTCCAGACACTTGGACGTTTTGTACGCCAGATGCACTCTCTATGTGCATGAAATAAGTGCTTTGGTCACGATTGTTTTCGTACCGAATATTTTGAAAACTGAGGCCGTTGGACGCTCCTGGTGTTGTTGCATCAACCCAGTAGAAACCACCTTCTCCCAGCACCCAGGCTTGAAATCCGGTAAAAGAAACTTGAGTAGCTACAACGCCAGCTGTAAAAATAATACATGGGTTAAATGTTGCGCCAAGAAACAAATTATTGAAATTAAAGTGGTCAATGCTAATTTGTACTGGAGGAGAGCCAACATTTGGGTTTGGCCCGACAACGATTGGTTTGTCTGCAAAGCAAATAACTTGATTAAAACCAGTTGAGTCACGGCCCTGAATGTATATGCCATAACTTGAATAAGTTGGGTCAGTCCAAAATCCAGAGTTTCCAACTGCCACGCCACCGCCAATTGCAACATTGCTGACTGAGTAGTTAGAAATGTCGATGAAGTGCAAGGCGTACTTTACATACGTATTGTCATTTGATCGGATGGCAAGATCACGCACACTGCCTTGATTGATTGTGGTGTTGCCTTGTTGAAATTTAAAAAGAGTGCTATTTGCTGTTGGTGCAAACATGATGGTAGTGGCATATTGACCATCGCCATAAATGTGTACTCGGTCATTGCTAATCAAAATCTGACTAGTGACTTTGTATGTGCCAGTTGGAAAATAGATTGCACAGTTGCTACCACCAGCCGCAACAGCCAAAAGGATTGCATCCGTACTGTCTGCGCTTCCAGTTGGGTCTGCGCCATAGTCTAAAACGTTGAAGGGAGCGCCTTCAATCATCGAAAAAGAAACTTTTGTAAGTGACATTTTTGACCCTTACACTGTGTAGTTCATCTGAAAGTAGATGTAGTTCGCAAATGCAGATGCACCAGTTGTAAAACTAGCCGAATTAAAAGTTGCACTTGCACCATTTGCAGTTGCTCGTTGCGTCAAGAAAATATTCGCACCAGATGTAAAACTTCCAGTCGGATGATCTGTGTTGAAATTTACAGAATAGTTTATTGATGCGCTTGCAGATGGTGATGGTGTGAATGGCAAGCCAGAAATACGGCCTTGACCAGATCCAGTGCCAACAGCAAACGAGTCAGTAATAATCAAACCAACTATGAAAACAGCGTTGCCAATTTTGGTGTATCTGCCAAAAGTGTTTGAGTTGTATGTAATTGCACCAAATGCGCCAGATGCGGGTGTGTAAGTTGGTGTCCAAGTGCCTGTTTCATAGTCGTCCAGCAACTCACTGGTCATTCCTGCAGCAGCGGGGTTGATGGAAAAATCAATGCCTTTTCCTGCTGTGCCGATGACGAGGTTGCCAGTGGACAGCGTGACATCGCCAGGCAATGTGATTGGCGTTTGAATCTGGCTTGCGTTGATTAAGTTGGTAACTGTCTTGAGCATTTCGGTCTCCTTAAACCAAGAATTCGATCACCGAGGTGAC